GTCACCCCTAATTCCCGTATAACTAAGCCAAGCCGTCTACAAATTAAAGCATTGTCCGATAATTTAGGTTATGTAAACCTACGTTTACACCCCCTAACCTAACCCTAACCCTCAACTACAGGTTAAGGCATATGTCTGAGCCCGGGTATTTAACAACGCGCAGCGTCAACCCTCCACTCTCTACCACAATATTTTTTCTAAACCTGGTTGGTGGGTAAAATGGCGAAGTTTAAAAGAGTGATGTTGAGCCTGTGTGGCTCAAGTTTGGCGTGTATAAGTGCAGGTCAAAGGGGGTGTGCAACTTTTTTGTTTGTTGCAGCCTTATATATAGTAGAGGGGCTTTTTAAAGCCCCGCCCCTCTACCGGCAGGAGGCCCTAAAGGGCCGAGTGCTTCGCTTCACTGGCGTTCCGCTCAGCGACCGAAGTGTTAGCGAGGTCGCTCACTCACTACATTCGGTTCGCTCCTTAGGGGTTTTTCTAAAAATTTTTTTACTTTATGATTTGTTGATGACGGGCCATTTTTATACCTAGAGGAGTTTCTAGTCTTATGCCTAAACAGCAGGACAGTCTCCATTTACGTTTGGCAGCAGGTAAGACTTTGGATTCTACTGAGTCTAAGTCTAGGCTGCTTGAGATGATAGCCAAGGGTTTCTCTGTTGAGGATGCTTGTAAGGCTGTTGGTAAGTCTTCTAAGACGTTTTATTATTATACTAAGTCTGACCCGGATTTTGACCGTGAGGTTAAACTTGTTCGCGCCCTTAAGGCTAGGGGTGGTCAGATTTCTGATGAAGACAAGGGTATGTCTTTTAGGGATTTTCGTAAAGAGTTTATGAAGTCTGAGACGTTTGCTCATCAGCAGAACGTTATTGATTTGATTGAAGATAAGTCACCTTCTTGGTTGCATCCTTCTATGCTTTTTGAGCAGGGTGTTAAGAATTATGTTTTGGTGAATATGCCACCTGAGCACGCTAAGTCAATGACAGTGTCCATTGATTATATTACCTATAGGATTTGTGTTGACCCTAATGTTCGCATTAAGGTTGTGTCTAAGACACAGACTATGGCTAAAGAGTTTTTGTATGCTGTGAAGCAAAGGTTAACTTCCCCGTTTTATATTGACCTACAACGTAGGTTTGCACCGGCTGATGGGTTTAAGGCCACTTCTGATAAGTGGACCCAGGACGCGATTTATATTGAACGCGAGTCCGGCGAAAAAGACCCAACGTTGCAAGCATTGGGTATTGGTGGGCAAATTTATGGTGCCCGTGCTGATTTGGTTATTCTTGATGACTGTGTGACTTTGTCTAACTCTGGTGAGTATGAGAAACAGATTAGATGGATTCAACAGGAAGTCTTAACACGTATCGGCCCAACAGGTAAGTTGCTTATTGTTGGTACCCGTGTTGACCCTATTGATATGTATCGTGAACTTCGCACTAATGACAGGTATCCTGAAGGTAAGTCTCCTTGGACTTATTTGGCTATGCCTGCGGTTTTGGAGTTTGATGAGAATCCTGAGAACTGGGTTACTCTTTGGCCTAAGTCTGACCGTCCTTGGTCTGGTGACCCTGTGGACCCTGATGCTGACGGCCTCTTCCCTAGATGGGATGGAACTAGACTAAAACAACGCCGCTCAGTTTTAGATGCTAAAACTTGGGCTATGGTTTATCAACAACAGGATGTTGAATCTGAGTCTGTGTTTTCTGCTGAACTTGTTCGTGCTTCTGCTAATGGTATGAGAGGTTGTGGTCCCCTTGTTGCTGGTGCTCCTGGTTATCCTGCTGACACTTCAGGCTTCTACACCGTTTGTGCTATGGACCCTGCTATGTCGGGTGACACCTTTACGGTTGCTATTTCTGGTGACAGGAACACTAAACGTAGGTATCTTCTTGATGCTTCTCGTATGCCTGCACCAACTCCTCAACGTATCAGGGAAATAATTTTTCAGTGGACTGAACGTTATAAGCCTGCTGTTTGGGTTATTGAAAAAAACGCTTTCCAATTGTTTCTTACCCAGGATGAAGAAATTAACGCTTTTCTACAATCACGGGGTATACGTCTTGTACAACATTACACGGGCAATAACAAGATGGACCTTGAGTATGGTGTTGCTTCTCTTGGTACTTTGTTTGGCAATTTTGGTCCAGACGGCAAACCGGCTAAAAATGCTCTTATTGAGTTTCCGCGAGCAGAGTCTGAAGGCGTTAAAGCGCTTATTGAGCAATTGATTACTTGGTCTCCTGGTACTAAGAATAAACAGGATGGTCCTATGGCTTTATGGTTTGCTGAAACGCAGTTGCGTGATTATGTGAATCAGCAGGGTTCTTACGGTAAGACTTGGGTTCGTAACCCTTTTGCTACACCAATTGATTTGGCCAAACGACAGGTTGTTGATTTGGAAGAGTATGCACGCAAACAGCGTGCTGTTAATTCAGGATGGTACTAATATGGCTAGACCTAAAGATAATAAGAAAAAAAGCAATGACTATCGTGGTGGGTCTGCTTTATTAAAAAAACAGCAAGAATCCAACACTAAAAAATTTCAAGCAATGACACCTGCACAAAAGAAATCATATGTTGCTAAGCAAGCAAAGGCTGTTGGTAAAACAGCAGCACAGGTTGCTTCTATGGTTGGTGGCGCAGGGTTAGCACGTAAAGCCGCAGCAAAGGCTACTGTACCAGCAATTAAAAAGGCTGCAGCAAAATCTGTAGAAAAAAAATCTTTAAAGGCTGCAAATGCTCCTAGTAAAAATCAAGCCGCTTCAGATAGTGGTAGAAGATATATGGGGCAAAAATTTATGAAAGTTGAAGATGCAGGTAAAGATAGATATGGTCAACAAAGAGTTTTAATTAAACGTAATACTGAAAAACTTAAAGAAGCAACAACTCCACGTACTCCTGGTGGAACTGTTAGGTTAAATCCAAGATTTGCTAAAAATTTAAGAAAAGGTAAATAGTGGCTCGTAAGATTGAAGATATTGCTAACGCTTATCAACAACTAAAACAGCGTTACGCAAACCGTGATGCCCGTTGGGGTGACGTACTTGAGGTACGTAAAGGAAACATAAACCAAGTATTCCCTGGTTTGTTTCCAGCAGAATACCCTAAGCCAATGGTTGCAAACTTTATTGACGTTGCCGCACGTGACATTGCTGAAGTAATCGCACCACTGCCTGCTATTAACTGTTCAGCAACTAATGCTGTATCAGATAGAGCACGTACCCGTGCCGACAAGCGTACAATGATTGCAGCCGGTTACCGCGACACTTCACGTTTGCAAGTTGAAATGTTTACCGGTGCTGACCGTTATATTACTTTTGGTGCTCTACCTTTCATTGTTGAAGCCGATTACGAAAACAATGCCCCACGTATCCGCATTGATAACCCTATTAACTCTTACCCTGAATTTGACCGTTTTGGTCGTTTGCTTTCTTACACAAAACTTTACATTAAAGCCGCACAAGACCTTGTTAACGATTTTCCTGAATACGAATCAGTTATCCTTGGTAAGTTTGAACAACGTGGTTCTATGCGCCCAATTCAACTTGTGCGCTATATGGACAAGAACGAAACAGTTCTTTTCTTACCTGAACGCGCAAACTATGTTCTACAACGCGCCAAGAATCCTCTTGGTAAACTTAATGTTGTTTTCGCTGTCCGACCAGGTGTTGACTCTGATGAATCACAACGTGGACAGTTTGATGATGTTCTTTGGGTTCAGGTAGCCCGTGCACGTTTCGCTACTTTACAACTTGAGGCGGCACAAAAATCTGTTCAGGCACCTTTTGCTTTGCCTGCAGATGTTAACGTCCTTGAAATGGGACCTGACGCAACTATACGTTCTGCATCTCCTGAAAAGATTAGACGTGTTGATTTAAATGTGCCCCCTGGATTATTTACAGAGTCAGCAATACTTGACCAAGAAATGCGTATGGGTGCACGTTACCCTGAAGGCCGCCAAGGCGTAAGCCAAGGAAGCATTGTTACTGGTCGTGGTGTTGAAGCCCTTATGGGTGGATTTGACACACAAGTTAAAACAGCGCAATCAGTTTTGGCTGAAGCATTAAAACAAGTATTTGAACTTTGCTTTGAATTGGACGAAAAACTTTTCGGCAATATTGAAAAGACTGTGCGCGGCGTAGATGCTGGCGCACCGTATGAAATCACCTACACCCCAAAGAAAGATATTGATGGGGATTTTACGGTTGATATCACCTATGGACTGATGGCCGGATTAAACCCCAACCAGGCTTTGGTATTCGGACTCCAAGCGCGCGGAGACCAATTAATTTCCCGCGACTTCCTCCGCCGTCAGATGCCTTGGGAAATCAACGTTACACAAGAAGAACAAAAAATTGAAATAGAAAAACTACGAGATTCTCTCGTTGCAGCAATAAGTGGGTACGCGCAAGCAATTCCTTCTCTTGCAACACAGGGTCAAGACCCTGGTGAGATTCTTTCACGTATTGCAACAGTAATTAATGGTAGGCAAAAAGGTCAACCTATAGAGCAGGTAATCGCGGAAGCGTTTGCCCCTCAAGCACCGCCACCTTCTGCTGAGGCTGCAGCCCCTGGTATGGAACAACCCGTCCCCGGTTCCGCAGGTGAGGCTCCCTCCGGTGGTGCTTCAGGATTAAGTGCAGCAACTGGTGGTCCACGTGGTGTGGCACCAGGGCAAGTGGGACAAGGTGGAAGACCACCAATACAGTATTTGCTGGCCGGGTTAACCGGTTCTGGCAAACCCACACTATCTTCTAGTGTGACAAGAATGGTCCCTGCGGGCTAAAAAGGAAAAAGAATGAAGTCATTCAAAGGCGGCAAGAAGCCAGCAAACCAAGGTTCTGCTGGAAAAGCATACGAACAACCAGTTAAAAAATCTGGTGTTCCAAGTGCATCAAAACCAGGTATGTCAAAGATTATGTTCTCTGCACAACCATCTGGTACACGTGGTGGTAAAGCACCAAAACGCGCTGGTAAGTAAATAATTAATTTAAGGACGTATAAATAATGGCAAGAGGTGGAATGAGACCAACAGCACCGCAAAACAATCCTATGAATGTTAATGCGCGTGGTGGTAATGGTCAAAGCGGTGACGCAACACAAGCAGCCAAATACGTTCCAGGTCTCCCATACGGAGAAGGACAGGCTCTAATGCAAACGCAGCAAGCCGCTCCTTTGGCTGCGGCTCCGAGTATTGAACAATCAGGTATGCCTTCGGGCCTCGCATCAGCCGCAGCCTCACAACCAGTTATTGGTTTAGGTGAACGTTCAATGAAACTTGATGAACCAGTTACTTCTGGTGCATCCCTTGGTCCAGGTCCAGGAATGGAAGCACTTGGTCCAAATGTTTCACAAAAATTTGAAACACAACTAATTGAAGACAATCGTAAACTTTTAAACTTTTTACCATCATTAGAAACAATGGCTAATGACCCATCTTCTTCTAGTACATTTCGTGGGTTTATACAATATTTGAAGAGTATCGCATAGATGAGTGAATTTTCTGAGAAATTTGATATGGCACTTCAAACTCTCGGTTACCCTATGGGAGCGGTTGCTTTTGATTTAGCACGCATCCCGGATTACACCGTTGAAGAGTTTGATGAATTATTATCTTTATTGACTAAAAAGGACGGCGAACAATAGTGGGTGCTTTAACTGACTGGTTAACATCAACTAAACCTACTGCCGCTATTGGTGATTTTCTTACAGAAAAATTTGCACCTGCAGCATTACAAATTTTAGAACCATTAGAAAAACCTATGATGGCAGCAGATAAAGCATTTGAAACTGTTGTTAGAGACCCAATAGGTGCTGCAGCATTACAATCAGGATACGCTGCCCGTGGTGAAATTATTTCTCCTAAAGAAATATATAAGGCTACTGACCGCATTTCTTATGGTGAAGCAACAGCATACAATCTTTCCCAAACCGCTTTACGACCAGTTCGTGGTTTTGTTGGTGGAGTTGCTGAAGCAATTGGTGGTAAAAAGGCTGTTGAAAAAACTTATGATTTCTTACCATTGCTTAACCCTGATTACGATATTCTTGATGAAGAACAACGTCAAGAAGCACAAGAAAGTCCTTTCTACCAATTCATTACTGGTTTAACAGATATTGGTTTAGAAGTTTTTGTTGGTGGTAAAGGTGTTGGTGCTGCTACAAGATTTACTAAAATTAAAACTGGTTTGGCAAGAGATTTAAAAAAACCTGCTGAAGTTGTTGAACAACTTGAAAATGAAGCAAGTGCAGGTTTAGTTAATCTTCAAAACCAATTAGATAATGGTATTAGTATTGATAATGCTACCGCTATTAACGGTATTACTGAAGATATTTTAAGCACTTTAAAAGCAAAAGATGATTTTGAAATGCTTGCAATACCTTCAGTTTATAATTCTTCTAATTCTTTATTTTTAAAAGACTTACTTCTTGCTGCTAAAACTCCTGCAGAAAAAAGTGATATTATTCTTGCAGAGTATGGTAGTGTTAATGCTTTAAAACGTTTACAGGCTGAAAGACCTGCTTTTGCTGATACTATAACAATATCAAAAGAACCTCTTCAACTTACAATATTTGATAATATAGATGAAATTAACCAAAATACTAAACTTCTTGATAATGGTACTGAATCACAAAGACTTGATAGTGTTCTTCAAGATATTATTAAAAATGACCCACGTTTACAAAATGATTACCAAAATTGGTACACAAGAAAATTATCTGGTGAAGCAAATGTTTTATCTTGGTCTCCAGCAAAATTTAGTTTTGTACAAAAGTTAGAACAAAACGTAACTGGTTGGAAAGTTGATAGAATAATTGGTGCCAAAGGTGGCATTGGTGAATCTATTATTGGTGGCGGTGTTGTAAGACCTTTTAGAATATTATCTCTTAATGCTTTAAGATTAAAACCACGTGGTTATTTAGATTATACTTATCCAAATGCTTTAGATAGTCTTGAAGAGTTAAGTGCTGTTATTTTGTCAAACAAACTTCTTCGTAAAGAAGTTGATATTAATGGTGTTACTACATCAGATTTTCGTAAACAACAATTAAAAATTTGGTCTGATGCAGTTAATGAACCACAAAAAGATTTAGCAATAGAAACTATTGAAAAAAATATTGCACAAAGAATGGCTGCAACTGTTGCTCAAGAAATGAAACGCACAGAAGTTTTAGATACCGCCCCGGCTATGGCGTTTGTTCAGGCTAAAAGAGATAATATTGTTAATAAGGCTAGAAATACTGAAAACGGTTTAGTTGCCGAAGAACTTGGCAGTAAAGAAGTTCTTGCTGTTAATGAGACTTTAAAGTTTAAACTGCAAGGTTCTAAACCTATGCTTGACTTAAATCTTCTTGAACAAGAAATACGTGCACAATATGGTGCAAGTCTTGGTACTATGGTAAGAGGTAAACTTCAAAGTATACCTGCAGTGTTTGATTCTTTTGAACGTGCTTTCTCTGCAGCAGTTCTTATCCGTCCTGGTTATATTCCTAAAAACTCTATCTTTGAACCTTTTATGCGTTTACTTGGTATTACTCACGCTGTTACATTACCAAGAATGTATCGTGAACGTATACAAACTTTTGATATTTTAGATGATGTTACTGGTGAAGTTGTTTCTAAAAAATTAGATATTATTGGACAAGACACTCCTGGTGGTAATGCTTTAGCAGTAGAATGGGGTGCTGCCGCAAACTTAGCAAACGTAACAAACCCTAAAGCCGCTATTGATGCTAAGGTTAAAAAACTTTCTGAAGTACGTGTAGACCCTAATAATTCTGCTCAAAAAGGTTTACTTAAAGATTATTGGACTACATACACTGGTAGAGTTTACCAATTAAAAAACGATACTGTTGGTCAACGTATTATGCGTGGTGCTGATAATAACCAAATTGTTTCTTATCTTAGAAGAGATTTAGATGCTAACGGTAGATTCTCTATAGCGTATCGTCTTATTGAAGAAGACTTAGCAACTAAGGGTTTAACAACTTCAGGTAAGCAATTAGGTTTGCAAGATTTATCTAATGAAAATCTTTTAAAACTTGTTGAAAGATACCGAAAAGAAATCAAAAGTTTAATACCAAATGAAGAATTGCAAAAAACTATTGCTGCAATGGACGAAGTTTTTACTGTTAAACTTGCAGAAAAAATGACTAAGGGTATGAAACTTCCTGCTCTTAATGTTGCTACAAATAGACTTCCTGGTTTAGATGAACCATTTTCAAGAGCAAGTAAATCAGCACAAGGTTTGATTAATAGAGGTTTTGATGCTATTGCTAAACCTGAAGTGCTTTTGTTTCGTAACCAATTTGGTAGATACTATGGTACACAAATGGTTAAAACAATGGTTGATGGATACAAAAAACAAGGTATTCCAATTACTATGGAATTGTGGACAAACACAATACGTCCAGCCGCACAGGAATATGCTTTAAAACAGGTAAGAGAAACATTTTATTCAATTAGACGTATGAACAATGTTCAATACTATTCACGTTTTCTTCTTGGTTTCCCTACCGCTATGTTTAACTCAGTTAAATTCTGGGTAAGACAAGGTTACAATAACCCATACAACTTTGCTTTACTTGAACAACTACGTACTTCACCTTGGGCTGTTGGTATGGTTGTTGATGAAGAAGGTAATCCTATCAGCCCTGAAGAGGCTAGAAAAGGTGAAAGGGCTGCTTACTTAACTGTTCCTTTCTTTAATAAACCTAACCAAAAAACTAGAGCATTTACAATAAAAATGAATACTGAACAAGTTAACTTTCTTGTTAACGGACCAGCACCTAACTGGCTTGGTCAAGCAAGTATTAACACTTTAATTCAAACAACACCAAGTCTTGAAACAACATTAAAAGATTTTATGGGTGAGAAAGCCTACAATCGTTTAATATTTGGTGGGGTTCCAAGAGGTATTGTTCCTGAGGCTAGAGAACTTCAAGGTAAAACTGTTTTTGATATTGGTTTAGGTTTTGCAAGCAATGTTATTGAACAAACATTTATTCCAGGTTCAGCATCTTCTTTAGCACAAGCCATTAGAACACAAATTGTTGGTAAAGATTTAAAGTTTAGTTCTGATGCTGTGGCATCAAGCCTTTGGTCCATTCACACCGCTAAACGTATTGATTGGGAATTAAACAATCCTGATTCCCCTGAACCACAACTTGATGAATCAATTAAAGACACTGTTAAATTTATGCAGTGGAGATTTGTTACAAGATTTTTAAGCCCTATAGGTTTAACTTTTGAACCAAACACTATTTTTTATCGTGATGAATTTGATAGACTTGAATTAAACTATGCTACCAATCCGCAACTATTAGCAGATAAACCAGGTATTGCACCTTATCAAGCAGCAGCACAAGATTTCATATCATTGTATGGTAATGAGGCTATGCGTGCTCTTGTTTCCGGTACAAAGTTTACTACAAGTATTGCTCCTGAACAAGAAGCAGTTCGTAGATTTGATGAATACAAATGGTTAGAAAAATGGGTTGGAGATGCCCCAGCAAACAGGTTACCTGTTGTTGGTATGGTTTTGAATCCTGTTGTTCCTGGCGAGTATTCACCTGCCGCTAGTGCTTATTTGAGAACTCAAACTATTGCTGGTGAACCTCTTGGTACTGGTGTTAAAACTTTTGCTGAACGTGAACGTGAAGCAATAGAAAAAGAGGGCTGGCGTGAATATGATTCTATTGTCAAAAAACGTGACGCTGCTTTAGCGGGTAGAAGATTTAAATCTATTACTGCTAAGTCTAATAATGATATTCGTTTAGAGTTTATTGCTGACATTAATTTGTTAAACTCTAAGAACAGTGCTTGGGAAGAAGCCTTTGGTAACTCTGAGAACACTTTCCCTGAAAGTTTAAATCTTATTAAAACTGCTCTATCTAATGAACAGTTTATTAAAGATATTTCAAGAAGTGATGCTGAAAAGAAACTTTGGACTTCTGTTGCAGTTTGGGTTCAAGAAAGAGATAGATTGTTTTCTGAATGGCAAAATGCTAAAATTGGTAGTTCGCAACGTAAAAATCTTAGACGAGAATATGAAAATCTTATTCTTGCTTTAACTGAAAGCAATACTTATTTTTCTGACTTTGCTAACAGGTATCTTAATGGAGACCCTATGGCTGATATTAGAGAAATCATACAAACTGAAGAAGTGGCGTAGGATAAATAGTGGCTAATTTAACATTTATATGGGATGAAGAACTTCAAAGATGGGTTGGAGTTGGCGCAACCGAGGCTAGGTTTGCTAAAGATAATACTTTACCTCCAGAAATAGTAGAAATTGAAGGCGCTGAACGTTTCACTAGAAGAGGTAAAAGATACCTCACCATCCCTAGAGAAAAAGAAAAAGAACTTGTTAAACAATATCCTTCTTTTAAGAAGGGTAAAAATCCACTTACAAAACAAATTGATATTGTTAGAGAACCTATTGCTGCTGGTATTAGTGCGTATGAAAAACGCCGTAAAGAATCCGAAACTGTTCAAGAGTTTCTTGGTATCCCTAAAGAAGGTATTGGTAAAGGGATAGCAAAAAGTGTTAAAAATATAGCAGATGAGTTTGGTTTTCAAGAAGAAGACATTAATGCACCTCTTCCTGGTCAAAAAGAAGAAGAACCATTTAAGGTTCCAACTGGTACACCTTCAGGGGTAAGACCTCTTTCTACTGATGTTCCTACTGTTCAATCTGTTTCAACTGCTACACCTGGGGCAGCAGGTTCATATTATCTTGGTTCTACTTTTGTTGCAGAACAACCTATTGCTGGTGTTCAATATAATGCTATTAGTCTTGAAGATGAAGACAATCTTGGTCTTTTTACTATCAACAAAAAAAGCAGTCAACTTCTTTTACCTCAATCAACGGGTGGTAAGTCAGAAGTAGTTGATGCTAATAAATTTGTTAACGTAACTTTATATAATCTTCCTCCAGAAAAAGTTAAACAATACCAAGCCAAATACGGTGTAAATCAAACCGGTAAAATGAATGCTGCTCTGGCAGGTAAAATATTTAATGATGCTAAGAAAGCATCTTATGAAAACTACATTCGTTCTAACCCTGAAATTACTACAGATAAAACTCAAGTTTCTTGGGAAGATGCTGTTATTAATCCAGCCTCTATTGGTGGTGCCGGTGAGGGTGGTGGTGTTTCCGCTAAGCAGATTAGGTCTTCTAAAGAGGCTATAAGAATTTCTGCTAATCAACTTGGTGTTACTCTTGATGATGCTAAACTTAATTCTTTAGCAAATGCTTACGCTAGAGGTGACATTAGTGCTTCCGTTCTTCCTTACGAGATTGCTCGTCAAGGTGAGATTGATTATACTAAAGGTGCTGCTGGTAACACTTATAATAAACTTCGTGAACTTGCTAGTGCTTATGGTATTCAATACAGTGAAGATTGGTACAAAAATTCTGTAGCAGGTATATTATCTGGTAAAGAATCAGAAGATACCTATGATATAAATATTAAAGAATTGGCTAAATCTAAGTATCCTACTTTGGCTAAACAGATTGATGCTGGTCGTAATGTGCGTGACCTTGCTTCACCATATATTCAAACTATGTCACAAATTTTAGAACTAAGCCCAGATGCTATTAATGTTGATGATTTTTATATTAATCAGGCTTTAACTGGTTTAGATGCTGAAGGTAATCCTAAACAAAAACCGTTGTGGGAATTTCAACAACAGTTACGTCAAGACCCTCGTTGGAATTATACAAGGAATGCTCAAGATAGTTTGATGGGTACTGCACGTAAGGTTCTTCAAGATTTTGGATTGGTATCTTAAATGGCAACTGATTATAAAAAGAATGCTGCTGAGGCTAAAAAAGTTGTTGCCTCTTTACCTAAGGCTCAACAGGCTGCTGCACAAAAAGTTATTACTCAGGCTGCTAAAACCGGTGAAGGTGTATCTAATAACGAGTTAGCGTTTTTAAAGGCTAATACTTCAAAACTTAGTGCTAAGACTGACCCTAAAGCATTTCTTGGTACCCTTGAACAACGTCAAACATTTTTACAATCTCAACAAGCAGGTGCGGGTGCTGGTACTACCCCACAAATTTCTGCTGAAGAAGCAGCAAGACTTGCAGCACAAGAAGTTGAAAATGCTCGTCTTCAATCTCAACGCACTGATTGGTCTGAATACCTTTCTCAAGTATTTAACTCTTATGGTCTTAATGCTCTTGCACCTAAGATTAAAGAATTTGTTCAACAAGGTTTCACACCTGACACTGTAACACTTAAACTTCAAGAAACACCTGAATATAAACAACGTTTTATTGGTAATGAGAATCGCCGTAAAGCAGGTTTACCTGTTTTAACTCCTGGTGAATATCTTTCCGTTGAATCATCTTATAAAAAGATTCTTAAAGATGCTCAACTTCCTTCAGGTTTTTATGACCAACCTGATGATTTTGGTAAATTTATTGGTGCAGATATTGCGCCCACTGAACTTCAAGAACGTGTAAATATTGCTAATCAGTCTTTACAAAATGCTGATAAGTTTTATACTGATTCTTTGCGAACATATTATGGTTTAAATAGTGGTGATATGTTGGCTTATGCTCTTGACCCTGAGCGTGCTTTACCTGTTATTACTCGTCAACAAAAGGCTGCACAGTTTGGTGCTGAGGCTGCCCGTCAAGGTATTCAAGTGGCTGCACCTATGGCTGAAAGATTTACTGGTCAACTTGGTGTAACGCAACAAGAAGCCCGTCAAGGTTTTGAACAAGTTGCGCAAATTCTTCCTGAAGCACAAAGACTTGGTGCTATAACCCCTGGTGCACAACCTGTTGGGTTAGAAGAAACAACAACTGCTGTGTTTGGTGGAGAGTCTTCTGCTGACTATAAACAAAGAATTAGAAGACTTGCTGAAATTGAACAATCAAGATTTGCTGGCCAATCAGGTGTAAGTAGAACCTCATTGATGCAAGGAACACAAGGCCAGTTTTAAAAACCTGCTAAGCGCACCGGCACTTAGAAGCGTAACCGAAGACCGGTAGTACAAGCCAACACAGATTCCCCTGTTTGTGTATGTGGTGTACGACAACTTAATGAAAGGGAGTGGCTGCAATGGCCAACCAATACGAATACGAAGACGAAATAGAAGAACAAGATAATGGTCCCGCAGAATTGCGTA